CACCCTTTTAGTGCGGGGAGTAGAACTTCACGCACTAATTCGAGGTCCTGTGGGTTCAACTCATAGCCTCGATAAGATATGTTCGAGGTAAAACCTTGAAAATATCTGTGGATCGGTAGATCTAAGTCATTGACTTCACCGTCCACTATACTCCGAATGTAACCTTTGGTTGGCATTGGGAGTTTGTACTGGAGATCTTCCAGATCATTTTCCAAGTACAATCCTACTCCTCCAAGATGCTCTGGGAGAAGTAGATGCCAGTAGACTCCTGAGGAGGCATCTGGCATAAGAGATCCCATTCTTTGAAAGAATCGGTCTCTAACCATACGGACCCATTTATATGGGAAAACCGTAGGGTTAAGCCAACGCAAGGTGTTACCGAGCGATTTGGCTTTTCCAACGGCCGTGTTACGGTCGTTGAAACTCTCGTTGCTCTTTGAGCAGGGCGAGAGTAATCTCACCTTTATGGAATCCACAAAGGGAGATTTTAGGTATTCGTCTAAACCATCGTTGATGGTTTTCACGTGCCAAAGGTTATTGATGTTTCTAACATCAATAACTTTTTCGCAATAGCGCACTGCAAGTGCACTTCTTGCGTGCTTGTCCGGTGAGAGTATCCCGCCGGTACAAGTCACCATCTCCCCGATCTTGTCAAGATAGGCAGGTGGTCCAGATGCTATGTGATCATCACCAGCATCTGCAAAAGCCCTCCAAGAAACTTGGACTGGCTTTTCAAACCCTATACCGAGATAATCCCGGATGGCTACTTCTTCACAAGAAGTAATCCATAGGGTAAGGATGGTCTTTGCGAGAGGTTCTCCCATAAAGACTCCCCTTATGGCGGTCCAAACAGATTCTGTTTTTTCCGACATACAAATTCTAGGATTACACAGTAATCTTAGATTTGTTTCGACGAGCGGTGAGGTGTAACCTACGCCGTCGAAAAATCCCTTCAGAAGTTGCGTCGCAACACTATGAGGGATTGTGTCTGTCGCTGACTGTAAGTCAGACGACAGAACTTCGTGGTCGTCCTTGAAGGATCCACGAATACGTTCAAGCATGTACAGATACTGCCATGCTTGATCCGTTCTCATTAATCCTGCGTTGCAGGAAGGATGAGATCCCAAAAACGCGCGTGAAACGTGCGCCAAGGGTTGTTGTAAGACATAGACCCACCAAGGGCCTGTGGTTACAATACGAGCCTTACCTCCCGGTTCGGTGATGGTAAGAACTCGAAGGAGAATCTCCTTATTGGCATTGTTTCTTTCTGCTAGAAAGGCACAAGCCAAAATCTGCTCTGCTATAACTTCGTCATAGCCTAGCCGATAAACGTC